TTATTCCGGTTTCTTAGGCAAGTCAATATCCGGCGCGTTTAAGGTATCGACACGATTAAGCAGTACGCGATATTTTTTCCAGGCTGTGAGTTTTTGCTTCTCTTCTTCCGTCGCCATCTCCAAATCAACGGCATCTTGCAACGGGATAATCACCTCCGTTGCATTCTGCATTAGCCCCTTTTTTTCATTCTCAGCCTCTGCGATTAATTCTTTCTTTGTTTTTAGGGGGGATATCAACCCAAATGGGGTCACCCTTTTCACTGATCCCTAACGTTTTACCGATAGGGGGTGGATTAAGCGCAAATTCACGATAAACGCTGTAGGGGACTTTTTAGCTTTATCATCCCAGCTACCCGCTTCGATATAATCCTTTTTCATTGAATCTGTCAGCCAGGCTAATTCTCTCTGACCAAAATAATAAGTTTCTTCGTTTACTGAGTTCATAATTACCATCCTATTGCTATCCATCTCATATCCGTGAATGGAGAAGCATTAGATCCCTCAGTGACCTTACTCTGACGCATGCTAAATCCAACTTTATCCGCACTCATTATATTAGGCGCATACATTTGAGATAGAGTAGAATTGGAATTAAAATTAGCCAATCCCATTCCTGCTAAGGTATTTGGGAAAGCTATAGGAAATAAATTTCTTGAACTATCATTTCTAGGCACGCTACCTCATTGAATAATCAGGCTCGTATTCAGATCTTTCAGCCAACCATTTACCAATTTATTCGCTGTTCAGTTCGCTCAATTTATTTTTTTATCGACTTCTGTTTTTTTATAGTTCTCTTTCTGTATCGCCAGGGTACCATTTTTTTGCGGAAACAGAACCGTTGTTTTCAAAGCAACATCATGAATCTGTGTTCTTTTTGAATTTTTGATATACGCAAACTCAGAACCTGCTGACCCGCCTGTACCGCCCAGATTAAAAATCGTATCACCGTTTGGGGATTCAAGGTTAAGTTTTCCCGCTTTGAGGGGTTCTTTTGAATTTTTCTTGGCAAAAGTATTTGTGCAGCCTTTTTGGCTTATCACATCGGTTGTTGAGTCACCGGTCGTTTGTTGAATCGTTCCCTTTAATTTTTCGATATACGCAATATATTGTTCTGTTTGTTCTTTAAATCTATAGGGGTCGTATTTCAATATGTCAGGAAAATAAAATTGTTGTGCACCATAAGCATCATAGGCCGCCATTGCGTGCCCTTCGACCGTTACAAATTTTACCACCTATCCATGATAAACAGGGAACCCGGCGTGATTAATCATAATGGGTTGAGACGCGGGGAAAGTTGAGCCCTCTTCATTTTCAAGATACACTTGAATCTGGTTCTTTGGTAGGGTTGGGTCAGTATCAATCTTACCGATATAGATTTTACCGTTAGCGCATGCCTGAAATTTGCCTCGCAAGGTAAATAACTGAGCAGGCATGCTCACGACAATATTAGGGATAATTTCTAACACGCATTTCTCCTGGCATAGAATAAGTTTTTTTATTGCGTTTCTGATTGCTGTTGACTGGAAGAGGCTACAATGATAGGCCGCGAAATATTAATAGCCTCATTAAGGCCCACTCATAAGCTGGCGTGCCTGTCTTGGTGTTTGCTAGCCTCAACAAGGCGTTTCTTACCGGCTTCGACTCATATATTCTCATGATGATCCCGAAGCCCACTTCACCGGCTAGAGACGCCCCTCCCGAGCCAAAAGCCGCGCCAATCCTGGGCGGATTAGCCAATGCCTGACGCGTCTGTGTCACTACATTTGCCGTATCCGCGCGCTGAGTTGTCTGGAGTACATCATTTAGCGCCTCAAGCTCCTTCATATGCCTTCCGCTGAATACCGTGTTATAGATTTCTCCACCGGCTTGCTTCTTGAGCTTGCTAATTTGTGTCATAAATTTTGCGGGCGAATCCCCTACCGTTTCAGCAATTTTGGCGATATACGCTGCACGTACGGCATCCTTTCCGGTATTATCCAGGGCTGGCTAGATACGTTTAATATCCGAGGCATGACGACTGTATACTACGTTGTTAATTAACTCGGGTGTTGTTTCAGGCTGGTTTTATTTAGGTTGTTGGCAATAAGTTTATTCAGCACCTTGTTGTAGACGTTGGCGTAATTAGAATTCGCTTTGAGGTAGGTGGCGGCTTCCTGAGGGCCAAGGGACTTGCTGACTGAGTTCCGCAAATCTTTTGTCATGGCATTTTCAACGCTATTCGTCATGGCTTTGGCAACACCATGGCATCACCCTGAACATTTGAGCGAAAGGCCCGTTCGGTGTTGCTTAAGCAGGTCAAAATCAACACCGCCTTGCTGAGTTAACTCCCCCTTCAAATTCCACAGTGTATTAAGCAAATTTTGGTCTGCCGATGTCCCTAGCTTCTCAAGTCTTGATATACCGGTATCAATAGCGTTAACGGCATGGGTTGTTTCTACCAAATTTCGGCCCATTTTTTGCGTTATATCGTCAATAACACGCCCCGCGGCATCTTTACGACTTTTCAGATTGGATGTCAGTGACTTAACCACCGTATTAGGATTGTACTCACCAAACCTGTCAAGATAATCCCTGACAAGTTTGCTACGTATTGTCTGTTGCGTTGCTCTACGCGCCCCCGTACCCAGCAAGGCGCCTTCCCCACCCTAAGTAAGCCCGCGAGTCAGTGCATTCTGAGGTGAAAGCATGTCTGATGTCATGGGGGCAACTCCCATTGATTCAGCCGTGGTAATCTTCTGTGCTGCCTGTGGAGAGATATCGCCTTTTAATGCCGTTATCCCCTTCACTACCCCCTTTTTCAGCTGCAGACAGCAACCCTTGTGTTGCAAGGTTAACGCCCGCATTTGTCGCGGCGTTCTGAGTAAAGTCGCCTTGTTGATTCGAGGCATTAGCCAGCGAACCTACCATCATTTTTCCTACTCCGCCAAGTCCTGGGATAAGGTAATCGCCAACTATCTCCCCCGCCTAGGCGTAAGGGTCTGTAGGCCTGTCTACAGGACGATAAATATCGCCTAATAATTGACCCCCACCGACCCGCTTGACTCTTAATGCATCGATGAGATTAACGCCGCCTTGAAGGACATCAAAGGGATATTTACTAAACCCCGGGCCGCTTCCGTGAAGGGTTCTTGTCCTTGCGACGATCCCGGGGGTTTTTCTTTATCATGATAAGCTACGATTTCATCCGTGGGTATATCAAGATTGGCCATCTGCGCCGATGACAAAGTATTATTATCGTGATGATGAACGGCTTCACCAGACTGAGTAGCTTGTCCAGCAAAGTACTCGTCAAGCGTCGTACCAATATCATCCGTGGGAGTACCATTTGGAAACTCAAACGTTTTGCCCTTTGCCGTGACTTTCATCACTCCACCTTAAATTGAATGCCGGACTTTGATGTATAGTGACCCCCTGATTGCTGAAGTTGATTGTTGGCCGCGGAAGAGACGACCAAAGCATTATAGACTCTTCCTGATTAACCTCTCAGTGCGTTGTATTGTCCTTGTATCTTTTTCATTTTTGTTTCCCCGTTGCGAGGTTAGAATCACCAGGCTGAGGTAAATACATTTTCGCATATTCTTGCATTTCTGGAAGAGTAATGGCCGCGCCGGTTTCTGGCCGAGGAATGGCATACAGGGCATCCCGTGCATTTACCATATATTGTTGTTCTATCGGAGACAGACTCAGGTTTGCCAGTGTTCCATCACCCAACTAGCGATTGATTAATGCCACCCGTTTAGTGTCTATCTTTTTCCCTAATTCCATGCATTGAATCCATGGAATCCTTCAGGCGGAGGGCGAATCCCGCTGCTTTTTTTGATCCCTCATTGGCTTTATCCATGATACTTTGCGCGTGTGGGAGGTTGATTGGCTTCATACCATCACCCGCAATAGGCTGGTTTATTTTTCCCGTTTCTTCACTCCCATCCGTGTAATATTTGGTTACTGAGCCATCGTCATTTTTCTCAACCTTCATGAGCTTTTTACTGACGGTATTAATACCCGCCGCATCCGGATCTGACTGAAGCATTTTAACGTATTGACGATAGTTTTGCAGCGGCGCATAGGCAGTCGTTAACGCATTTTCTCTACTGATGTCCTGTCCTCGCATCGTGACAGACAGTTTATTTTTATCAATGTCACGCCTTACCATTTTATCCTGAATGTCAAAATAGTTTTCTGGCCCCAATGCGTGCAGGCCAATTAAATCGGTAATTTGATCAAATTGCTGCGGGTCCTGCTTATAGGATAAAAACGCGGCTTCCGGTGTCAAACCGAGTTGACGTAATACCGGTGTATTTTTTGTAACCACGCCATAAAAGGCTCATCCCCCCTTTTAGCCGCTAGGCGCAAATCCATTGCCGCATCGCCAATCATTTGCTTGCTATCCTGATAACAAATCCCATCCCTTTTTGAATGCGTTCTATGTGTTCAGGATGCGCCGCCGCGAGTTTTTTCATGGCATGACGATCATTGGCCGCATAAGCGGCACCAAAGGATTCCATAAAATCGGCTTCGACTTGCTGTTGTTTGCCAGCCGCCAATCGGTCATAAATGCCACCCAAGCCTTGCGCTAGTATCACGCCCGGATTAGGACGTTTTCAGCATATTATGGGACGGTGGGCAACCCTAAGCTCCCTACCGTTTGATTTTTTATTTGCTGACTTGGAAAGCCAGACAGTTGAAACGTTGCCATAATCACTCCCGATTAAAATAAACTCCCTAACAGACCGAGCCCACCACCGATGGCAGCACCTCAGGGACCACCAATACCCCCTTCATCTCGCCAATGCTTGCCCCGGTTAACGCACGGTGAAATCCAGAAGGACTATTGGCCGCCGCGGCATTAGCCGCCCCAATGTTCTGTACTAACTCACCGACATTATTGGCGTAATTTTGTCCAGCTGCAGCCTGTCCACTGGCAGCATTCATACCAATACCCACTAAATTACCGTAATTTTGCATCTGTCCCGATAACCAGTTTTGACCCAATGCCGGGGCTATCGCCGCTAATTGATTCCCGGTGGCCGTCGACCCTAAACCGCCTGTCGCTTCGGCGGCATTTACCTGTTGATATCGAGCTTGATTGGCTAAATCATTAAACTGTTGAGAGTGGTAAAATTGGTTTAATGCTTATCCTTGAACGTCTAATGTCGTCAGATTTTGCAAATCTCCTAATGCCGGGGCGCCCACTTTCATATATGGTGCCAAATTTTGCATGACCTGATGCCATTGGTCTCCTTGCAAGGCCAGGGCGTCACGTGACGCCCTAGCCTGTTCGTTAGCGTCGTTATCTCCGCTGCTTCCACCCATTGGCTAACTCCTCTTTTGTTACTTGATACAGGGTCATATTGATTTGGTGATGACCCGCCGTCAAGGCGTTATCAATCACCCCCACTTTTCGCATATTCATTAATTGGCAAATCACTTTTGCCCAGGGCGTTTTTTCAGGCACATACGTCATCACGGTTGAGAAGCTGACATTATCCATCAACCATTTTGAAAAACTTCTGGGGGCGCTCAATGCATATTTCCCCCGGAAACCCGGCGCAAATATCGGATGGATTTCCAGCAACTGGTTACGAATAAATTCGATTGAAAAGAAACCAACCAGCATCAATCCTTCATAAACCCCGACATAAAGTTGATTATTTTTTAATTGATAATCCCCGTTATTTTCCACGGCATCACCGATATTCGCTTTATCGGTAAAAAACCGATAAAATTGTTCGATGTTCTCAATCACTTTAATTTCCATCAATCAATTAATCCGTGTGAACGTAACGCATCTTCTAATGCTTTAATCCGTTGTCTGGCAGCGATTAATCCATTGGCTAAAGCCTGAACTTCAGACTGATTATACGTTGTGCCTACATTAAATGATTGATTCGCATTAAACACGTCTTTCAACGCCGTTCCGGTGGCAGCAGTAAATCCTGTCACCCGTTGGCCAATCACTTTGATACCATTCACTAAATAAGCCGTCTTGACATTCAGTGACGAGGAGAGCGATTGTAAATCAACCTGCGATTTTGAAATAGTGTCTGCCTGAACCGCATTAATCTGCTGCGCCTGTGTCACCAGTTCCCTATCTTGCTCATCATTTCTGGTTTTCGACTGATAGGCATCGTCCGCCGCTTCATTGGCTTTACCGGCCACCCTGCCCATATCCGATAAACTGTTTAAGACAATCATCCTGTAGGCGGTCGAAAAATTAGCCGGTAAAATCGTCGGGTCAATGTGCGTAACCTAGATTTCAACCAGGTTATCCGCATTACCTAGGTTCATTATGCCATCCTGATTGAAAAATCAGATAAGATTACGGGTGATTTCGTGATAATGCGGATTTTAAAGCCGATATTTTTTCTGACACGACCTATACGTCGCCAGATAATCCTTTTATCATAGCGGAAAGGTGAATTTTGCTCTATCATCTGCTCTCTACTGTAGTTAATCCCATCTGTTGTTACAGATAGAAATAATTTATCCGCTATTTCAGCCACTCCAGTTGACGCTTCCAGTTCAAAATCAAATAATCACGCATTATCCGCTTTTATCATCGGGGTATAAAGAATATGTTCAGCTTGTTGTCCATATTGACTTGATGCATTAAAGACTAATTTCCCAATCAATGATTCACGCTTATCACCCACTGTTATCTGATTATCAAAAAACATGAAGTCAATCGCCCGATAAGGTTCATCGTAAAAGCCGATTTTAAGTAATGACCATTGTGAATATTGATGGCTTGCCGAGCCATCAAAACAAAGCGTGTGTTTGGGCAGGTGAAGGAGTAATAATTCATGGTTGTCAAATCGAATCGACTCCATAAAGGAAGCCGCTAATTCATCCGCAGAATAATCACGGATAATTTTATCGATGGTGGCGATGGATATTTTACTTTTTTCACCGGCGCCAATGAGATAAACAGCCGGTTGCCCAGTCGATTGATGGCTCAGGATGGCGTATTTGTCTTGATAACGACATTTACAATCACGACCGGCAATACCTCCTTGGATCATATAAGCGGCTTGATTACTATAAAGCGGTTGGGACATATCCGCCGATCCGGTTAAGGCGAAATACTCGATACTTGACGAACCAAAACAAACAATCAGGTCTCGCCATGCGTCGACGGAAACGATGCCATCTGGCTGCGATTCAGCACCATAAAAAGGCCGATATCTATCCGGTTTTGATTCATCTTCCAAATCCGTGACGCCAAATCGTTCACCCCCTTTTTGTAACTAGATGTAACGCCCCCGATTTCGACAGACATCAATCACTTCACCTAAATCATATTGCGGGTATTTATCCTTTGGCCAGTTTGATAATTCCTTCTTGCTACCGTTATATCCGTATAACTTGAGTTTACCTTCAACACAAACCGCCTGACTATGACTCGAGTGAGACATCGACACGCGGCGCATTCCCGCTATATCAGCCACTTCGTTGTCATTACGATAAAATCTATTGCCACAGACCCGATAGCACGCGATCTTTTTGGTATTAAAATGGACACCCCGTGAAACACCCTTTACGTCCTGCTTTTTCTCAATGCCAGAGAAAGAGCGTAAATAACCCGATGTATTCAGGACTTCTTTCGGTGTGGCTAATAGATTAACCAGTAAGGCATCAATATAATCGGCGGTCTTGGCCTCTTTAACTAATCCTTTAGCTAACGGGATCTGTATTTTTGGCACGGAACCCCCGCTCAGCATAATAACTCTCAGTCCCTAACGCGGTATATTTATTACCCTGCCAAACCGGCATATCACCCCGTCTTTCTATTGATGGAACACTAAGCGTGTCAATAAGCAGCGCGTCATAGGATGCGCTGGCGGCCGCTTCTTGTCTCGGCGTCGGCTCAATACCATAATCGGATAACATTCTCAGCATCAATTGATAACCAATGGCATGCTTATATTTGCGCGGCAGGCCTGACGCATCATCTGGTAAGGGATTTTCTTCTGCTGCTGAAAACTAATAGCCCAGGTCCCCAAATGTAATCTGGCGTTCTGCCATCAAATCTTCCAAGTCATGAATGCCATCTTCAACAGATTGTGGTTCTACGGCAGTTAATGTGGCGTCTGAGGTGATATCCGCCTTGCGCAAGGCAAACAGAACAATCTCCCCTTTAGTCAGCGGTTGTGTCATCGTGAGCCCTTTTCGTATTTTGAGGTGCTTTAGCTTTCTCGGTTGCCTTTATTTCATCAATCGACGCCACAAAGCCCCTTTTTTTGAACTCATGAAAATCCCTTGTCGCTATCACTGCCTGGACAAAACCGGCTTCATTATCAGCCCACACAAAAACACTTTTTCTTTCCACCTTTACCTAGATAAAAAGGGCACTAAAGCGCCCACTTTGTCATAAATTTAAGGATTACCAAAAAATTGACCACCCCGATGTGGATTAAAACAGACATAGGCAGGCAATAGGTCAAAACGCATCATCTGCTTATTTGCATCGCCATCTGCATATTTGTGGACCCGAATAGAAAACTCTTCATAGGTAGCCACTGCCGAGTCAAGGCTATGTAATTTTGGCAAGGGGATGGGCCTCACCCACAGAAAAACTTATTGTAAAAAAGATTAAGTTTCATCTGTTGTTTCGCGCTGCCGATAATAGCGACTTCATCCCCCGCCTTCACTTTTCTGTCAACGGCATTATATTGTGCATGGGTTTCGTCATAAATAGGCACCCCCGACAATTTAACCGTAACATCCCCTGAGGCATTTGAATCAACATCTTCTAATACCGTTGCTGTAAAACGCATTGCCGCCGAACCATTATATAACGTTTGCTTACTTTGCTGATTTAACCAGTGAGTAGACGTAAATTTAAGTTGATCACTGGCTTTTAAAAATCTCTTCTTACTCGGTGTCGCCCCGGTCAATGTTACCGTAAATTGGTAGGCATCCTTCACCGACAGATAATCAACGTTAGGTGCCGTTTTTACTGTGATTGTACCACCAAAATCACCTTGCTCTCTTGATGCAAGATCATTAGACATTAAGGCACGGATCCCCAAAAAATTACCCGATATCTGCGCATTCTCCCAAGCAGTACGGACTAATTGTTCGGTGGCATGCAAACCCGACTGCGCATCCGCAAGCCGTTGGGCTGATCACGGATCCATGACTGCGTAGTTTTCACTGGTTTTAATGCCAATATCTTTTATGAATGAGGCCGTTTGAGCCGCATCTGACCATTTCTTTATCGGTGTATTGGGTGAGCCCAGCGATAATACGCCATTGTTCATCATAAAATGGGCTAATTCTGTTTCCAGATCAGTGACTATGCGCTCATGAATCGGGGATAGAATTTGCTCAAGTTGATTCAGCTTTAGCGCTTCTTCAATTTGTGTCCATTCAACCGCCACCGTGATATATTTACCCGCCTTGCCGGTCGCTTTTCCCGCGAGAAAGACTATTTTTCGCTTTTCCGGTAATATCACCGGTTTCTGTTCTTTACGATTTGAACTAATGCGGACGCTTAATGCTCACACTATCGCCGGTATTTGAATTTATCTCACCGGATAATAATTGCCTATCAACGATTTTACACAACACAAGATCTGACATAAAGCCAGGTAAAAATTTCTTTAAAACGATTTGACTGATATTTGATTCTAAATTATTTGCCATATTTTTATACCCTTATTCAATCATTGCACCGGGGCACAATTTGTTAAATTCATCGGATTTCACGTTTCCTGCACCCCCTTTTAGCGCTGGCTCTGGCTTAGGTGTCTTTTTAGGTTTGGGCGCCAGTTTTACCTTCTGGCTAATTTGACCTAACAGAAACGCGGCACGTATTGGATCATTCTCAGCGGTCAGCCGCTGGCGCAAAGCATTGTTTTTACCCAGCGCATAAGTAATCAGCTCACTTCCCTCATCGGCGGCATGGATTAAAATCTCCTGCTGCAATACGGGCACTTCTGAACGAATAATCGCTTGCATCTCTGGGTAATCTTTCACAGGCAATCTGGCTGCGTGTTCTTGATGTGATTTCAGGCGGCTGATAAATCTTGCTTTGTTGCTTTTGCTGCTCGAGTTTTTGCCAATCTGTTAACGCTTTATCGTATATTTCTTCATCATAATCACAAGACTCAAGCATGGGTTTATTAGCTAACATGAAATCATCATGATTATTTTGCGATAGCTGATGCGACTGTTTGGCTGTTAATTCCTAAAGTTGTCGTTTCAGTTCTCGATTTTCTTTCTGTATTTTTTCAAAACCTCTACGAAGATCTTTCACCCATTGTGGGGCCACCTTATCTTCGACAAAATCATCATTCAACGCAATTTCTTCATCACCGATTTGTAAAGTGTAATCTTGTTCCGGATCGGTTTTCTGATCTGAATGAACTTTAGGGCTGCCATTGACAGCAATTTCTTGCTCTTGAGTCGCTTTTTTTTCACTTTCTGCTTAAGTATGATCGTTGATATCCTGCTCTTGTGGTTCTGAATTTTCAGGCGCAGAGACCGCCTGACCATCAATAATCAGTTCATTTTCCATTTTACTACTCCCCCTTAACGCTGCGAGAAGTCCGCAGGAGACGGTGGGTTATGTTGAGATTGAAGGGTTTTCGCCGTATCAATAGGTTGTCTATGCGGCGTATCGGTGACTTTTAGCATTAACTCAGCATCCGCTCTAGCCCCATCCCCTTGTTCTTTCTGGAGTTTGTGGAGCATTTTAAGGGCTTCCCGAATTTCCGCGCGTTTAGTGCTGTCAGCAGCGGCAAGTAGCTGGACCACTTTTGCTTCTTGCTACCCGTGCTTCCGTTTGTGCCTGAAAGGCTTTCACCTGAATAGCGAGCGCTTCGTTCTTGGCTTTTTGAACCTCCGCCTGACCTTGTATTAATACCCCTTGAGCGGTGACAAGTTCGGCATTAGGCTGTTGTGATTGCTGCATCATTTGCGCAACTATCTGCTCTTCTTCCGTATTGCGCGGTTTAACGACGCCTTGGGTTAATAACTGTTTACGGTTATATTCCTTAAACTCGTCGAGGCCTTCACCATCCATATTGTCTAAAATAATACCCTGGACAACGGCCCGCATCGGGTCTTGCGGTAACGTGCCAGCCAACAGATTGGTCAGCACTGAAACCGTCGCATACCGTCTTGCGGTATAAGACAGCCCCACATCGACCGTAACATCATAACGACCGCTGGATAAATCATTCATGGACAACACTTGCCCGGTCTGCTTATCGTTGATGACCACCGACATTAAGGCGATATCGTCAGTCCCGTCCGCATTAACAATGCGAACCTGTCTATCCGAGCCGTAGACTTCACGGGCCATTGACAACCAAACTTCACACGCGCGCTTAAGGCTCTTCGCCATATTGTCTAAATAGATAAATGAGGACATATCGGACCGATGCATCAGATTGTTAACGGTTTCTTTCGCTATATTGCTGGGCATTTGCTGCATCGCCTGGCTTGAACCCGTCACCTCCTGGATATCCGCCCCGGTTTGCTGTAATAACGCGGCCATCTCCTGATTCAGTGGCTGGGGTTGCGTGTATCCGAGTGGCGTGGGGGCGCAATAATATTGCCTTGCTTGTTGTCAACAATCTCATTGAGTGGCAAGAAAGCCGGCCTATTTTTATTTCGATTCGCCCAATATTTCTCCAGGGTTTTTATCTGACTCTTACCGACAATGGGAATGGAACCGGTATCCTGCGTGGCCGAATCTGCCAGCATCGACACCTGTAAGTTGTAAAGCCGCTGGGCTTCCATGGCTTTTGCGATATGCCCTTCCACTCGCTCAACATCATCGATAAACCACCGCTTACCATACACCAGAATTAAACGGGATATGCTCACCGGGTATGCGCTGTGGCTTTTCAAGAAAGTCATCACCATCCACCACCGAGACATAAACCCGCCGGCGCTTAAGGGTTCTTCGAGCCACTTCAACGAAACCAATCTCAATCAGTTCGTCGACCACCTTTTCTAATTGGTTTGGTCACTGTCATAGGTGACAATTTCACCGCTAAAGGGGTTTTGAAAACACACAACATCCACCGACTCTTTTTTTACTTCGTAGTATTTAGCGATATAAACCACATCAACATCATACCAATCGTAATCCCATGATCGGTTAATGCCACGACTTAACGTGGCCGGGTCTTTGTTGTATTCCGCCTGATACTTTTCAGCAGAGAGTGCGTACATGCAAAAAGCCCATTCTGCGTCAGATTTATCATATTTCTTCGCATCCGTGTCGAACCAAACCGAACGCGCCGGATCATAAATGGGCGCCATCGCTATCCGCTGTCTCTCATCCATCGGATCAGCTTCATTGACCCAATGTGTCGTTAGCCGAAAGCAACCAAAGCCCCCCGGTAGAGGCATCATCAAAGGTGTTATGACACGCTTCGTAGTCGGCGTGGAATAGCCCGTTGAGTTTATTGGCTAACGCTTCGCTGGCGGCATTATCACCCGATCTAAATTTCACTGTAATGCGATTATTGCGATATTCGCTGATTATTCGATTGAGCTCCGTCGATATTTTATTAATTTCAAACTTCGGATACTTTTCAAAATGGTTGCCTAATTCAGAGCCCGCGGCTGTTGCCCCTTCCCATTGCCCACCCGGGAATCTTGTCGCCTCGATACATTTTTCTCTCACGGCTGCTTGTGGTGAGTGCACCCGGTCAAACTTGCGCATAATTTGCTTATGCCTTTTTTGTAATGTTTCAGCCATCATGACTAACTTGACGATGAGGAGACAACGATTTCCGTGTCTTCTGTTATGCGGATAGGATTGGCACATGACATCATCAGCGTATCCGACATATTGGGTGATTTAAGCCCTTTCGCTCGCATCTCATCTTTGCTCATCAATTGGATAAATCGGTTACATGGTGTACGTTTTCATTGTTGCTTAATGAGCTCTGACTTCAGTTGTGACAGTTTGGCTATTTTCGAAGACAGACTTATCAACGCATCCGGATCGAGATATTCGCCCTTTTCAACGGCACGCCACGTTTTATAAAATCGGTCGGCTAAATAAACCCCATATTGTGCGCGTTTATTTTTAAAGGTATCACGGTGGGTTCTGTCATCATTATTTGAAGAGGGAAGGTATTCACCATTCCCTGGCACATAGATTTCATGAGGATAATCGGGCGGATCCCCAGCGCCAAAGCCCGTCACCACCATCTTATTACCATCATTGTTATGTCTTAATGAGTTTTTACTGTACCCGCACCTAAACCAATGTTGTCATAAATAAAATCATCAGCTAGATAGTCAAAGGCTTCATCAAAAGCCTTTAGGGTAGCATCAGCAACATCACCTTCTAACCAGCTCACGCAATCTTCAATCAGCACACCATAGCGTTTTGATAAGGCTTTCTCGTCCTGACCAGAATCAGCCGGGTCGAAAGTGACAACACGTATCCCTCTTGGCGGAAAGCCTAACTTGGTGTGTGCATCAATCGCCGCGTCTACCCACTCAGGCTGAATTCATACATCATCGTAATTCGCATCACATTCGCCCCCATAAACATGCCGCCATTTTTTATAGTTTTCCCGTTTCATCTTCTGCGCATCATTTTTAAGTTATGCCGGTAACCAAGGATTATCCAGGTAGCTCACTTTGCCAACATACACCTCATCATCTTTATAAGTAACCTTGCGTATCGATTATCGCTTTATATGGCTTGACGAATCGCTGATAAACGGCACCGTTTTCTTCGGCAGGATTAAAGGAAAACCACAGCTCAGAGCCGGGCTTGCGAATCGTGGGAATGAGCGTATCCAAACTTTTTTCCGATACCGTCTCCGCTTCTTCTACCCATGCAACATCAAAATCATGTTTGGATTTGATAGAAGCAATATTACGCGCCAACTGGCCATATTTGAAAATAAACGCATTGATGCCTTCAATGTAGCTATTGCGCACCCGAAATCGGGCTTGTAATCCTAACGTAGCTACCTCGGCATGTAATACCGCATGGACAGAATCTTCAATCGAATTCATAAATTCCCGCAAACATAAAAACCGGCGCTTATACATTGCGGCCGTGATTAAGGCTATTTTAGCAAACGAAACCGTTTTCATACCACCCCGATCGCCAAAGTAAACTTTGATGCGTTTCGGTTTGAACATGGGAGCGAACTTTTCGCTAATTTGTACCTTCACATTTAGGCATGCCTACAAATTCAATGGTCATCTTGCTATCTGTTTCAATCGTACCGCCATCTTTATCTGTAAGCGCAGTTTCTTGTTTTTCTGCATAACCGTGATTAGATAACATTAGCTTGGCTATCGTAGCATTAAATTCGCCTGTCAGCCATTTATTTATCAAGCTATTTTCTTGAGTCGTTTTGATGGCCGCTAACGTGCCCGAAAAAGCACTATTTTCCTTGGCATATTCCTGTGCGATAGACCGCCTTATCGCTAAATAACAGGCTAAACCCGCCACACTGGGTACAACATCCCCCACGGTTTTGTATTCGCTCATTAAATAGGCGTTGGCCTTTTCGAGGCTCACGGCTAACTTACTCGACCGCCCTATTTTCTTCTTACTCACCCTCTTTTAGTCTCCCGATTGACGGGAACAGGCGTAACGCCGCTTGCCCTTTTCATTGTTGACTATCCTTTTTCCTATTTTCAATGACGAAGCCTCGGCAGTTATTCTCGCTGCTTTTCAATTTGCCTTATCGCCGCTTTATCTTGGTTACACATCTCCAGCGCCAGCAGCAATTGCTCATTGAGTATCAGGCTATCGCCCCAGGTCATGTGTTCCGATATCACCGGCAGGGCGCAATCATCGAGTAACGTTGCTGGAATGGGTGCTGGTGGCACGGGGAGATATTTTATCTGCGTGTGCACACAACCGGTTAATAGCGGCAGTAGGCACAGGCAGACGAGCACAGCGTTCAGGCGTAATCGTTTTTTGTATCTCAACCATTTCGGGCTGCGATTCGTGTATCGCCTGTTGGTGCGCATCCTCGGTGGCTCCCGCTATCGTGTTAAAAATATCAACTGCCTGCGCATAATGGGTAAACTGTGCCCGTGCAGCATCACGCTCGGCTATTATCGACTGGTTGGCCAATTTTAGACGGACGTTCTCAACATATTGAAACCGGACCACGATGGAAAGTGCGGTGATTATGATAAATAATATCGCTGCGAAAAGGAATTTGACGTACATAATGTTAATCCGATAGACACAGTTCACGTTCTACCGCTCGGCGATTAACCAGCCCTTTTGATACATTGCCTTCGTCATATTTCCACCGCCGCATCTCATTACAGGCGCCACGCATATCATCGGCATTCAGTTTTTTCAGTAACGTTGACTGCACAAAAGCCCCACTCCCCACGTTGTAGACAAATGAGGTAAGTGCGGCTTTCTGTGTGTCCGTAAGCTGCACGATAACGTTACTCTCAACCACCGCAATCGCCGCCTTCAGGTCACTATCCAGTAAAGCCTGACATTCCGCGTCTGTGTAGCGCTTACTGGGAGTAACCTCTTTCCCGGTATACCCGCGTAGCACACGGTTAATATACCACCACCGTCTTTGTAAGGTTTATGCCTGAGTCCTTCGTGCCACTGTAGTAATACTGCCGAAATCGCAATGGCACCTCCGGCCATCGCAGTCACCAGTCGTCGTTTAAGGTCAGGACTCATTCTCTTTTTTCACACGAAAACGGTATTCCTTATGCCGGTAGCACCAATTCACCCCACAGGTCAATAGCGTACAAACGATGCCAGTAATCAGCGTCCAGTCACTGAGGAAAATACGCCCAATAGACGAGTGGCAAAGCTCCAGCTGTAAGCGGAGCCGGTAGTGTATTTTTCCACAATATATAACTTTAAAGTGAAATAAGATCTATATGGCCAAACTCTATATTATCATAAAAATCACTTAGATAAAGAGTTATAAGTGGTAAATCAAGATGTTCACAAAGTGAACTGTTATTGCGACTAAAACAAAAAGCTAAAATTACATCACAAGAAGGCTCATCATAAATATGCTTATAATTTTTTGCAGTCATTTTTGAAGATGTACGAACATCTATCGTAATATTTTTATCAAAAATTTTTTTTGAGACGTCTATCTTCACGATAAAAATCTCTATGAATAAGATCCTTACGACGAAATCCACTGACTGCAAAGTTATCCCCTAATTCAGTTCCATGTGTTGCAGATATAACAGTTATATTTCTAGGGTTCCCTGTTAGTTTATTTTTTTTATTATTGATTCTCGTAATAAGATCAAGTACGTCATTATAAGTAACTTCCTGATCTGAAACATAAATGACTTTCCCCCTATGACTAATTGGGTGCCATTTTGGAGTTCTATTTGTTCCGTTTCCAGCAAAAAAAGCTAGGGCCTCCATTATAGTCATCAGGTCGAAAAGTTGAGGTTTTTAATGACCTAGAAAGATTATAACTACCATTTTTTCCAAAAACCTTGTTAGTACCCCAGTTGTCAATGCCCACCGCCATCCCCGCCAGCCCCGTAGCTAGTGATACCCAGCCCAGAGTAGCTGAAGCCTCCGGATTTGAATCTTCCATCGCGCCGCTAGCTATGCCCGTGATATCCGAAGCAACACCCAGCCCAACGATAATCAGTGAAGAGGCTGATGCTGAACTCAGGGCCGCCATAACGCCACCGGCAGCTGCTATTGATGAACCAGCTGTAAACACTGCCAAACCAAGTCCTATGGTGCCCGCTATAATCCCTGTAATCGCCTGCCAGCTTAGATGACCTGAAGGGTAGGTATGATTGATGGGGTCCCCTGAATAGTAAGCATAAGGATTAATACCACCCGTACCAAAGGGACTGAGGTTATCCGGACAGTTAAAACGCATTAGGACCGGATTGTAGGCTCGGTAGCCGTTGCCTAAATGATACGTACCACTTACTGGGTCAACACGTTCGCCGTTAAAACCAGGAAGCCTATCACTCGGTTTACCACTGCCATATGGTGACCAGACGTGAAGCTCACCTTCGTTAGACGTACCGGTATCTTCAGACCATAGCAAACTGTCGTTTTTGTCTCCAGCTGTTAGCGTCAGTCCCTTGTCGTCAGTGATACCCAAGCAGGTATGACCGGTTTTAATCAGCCGAGTTTCTTTATTTGTTGAGGTAGTTACTTCATTAACCAATTCAGCCCCACGATAATACAGTTCCCTCGTATCATTGTTGCTGGCATTACGGGTAATCAAGCGGTTTAATGCATCGTAACTATAGGTACCTGAGCGGTGGGTCTTTTCATCGCTCACGCTAGTCAAACGTCCCATGACGTCATAGGTAAGAGTTCTGCCTGCTTCATCACGCGTCATTCGACCTTCAGCGTCATAGCTTAAGTTGATGGTCTTCGGATAGTTATCGTGTGTATTAGTTAGCGTTGTCTGTTGGCTAGGATCGCTAGCGTTCTGATAACTGTAGGTCGCCATATTCGTGCTGCGGTCAGCTAGAGTGGTCTTCACTGACGTTAGGTTATTTAACGCGTCATAACGGTAAGTTTGTGCGGTCATTCTATGTCCATACGTGTCAATCGGTAGACTATCACCCAATGCAGTATAACTTACTAGCCGGTCACGTTCGTCATAACCATATTGTTCTTCCCGCAGTTTAATACCGTTTTTCTGTGTAGTGCGTGAAGCCAGTAGGCCGTTTTTTAACCAAGATTGAGCCAACATCACTGTGATGCCACGTTTATCGGTGATGGTACGGGTAATTTCGCGCCCAAAGCTGTCATAATTGAACGCAGTCGTCAAAGACGAGGTGGAAGCCTTACCCCGCACTGTCTGGCTATTTAATCGCCCTAGTGCATCATAGGTCAGGTTAACTGTTAAGCTATCATCGGTAATACTGGTGACGCGGCCATATGCATCCATGCTGTATTGCGTTTGTTTGCCAGCAACGTCGGTATAGGTAACCGGGGCGCCTTTCAGAGTATAAGTATGCTTTGCTTTGCGGTTCTGCGCATTATGCCAAAATGCCTCTTCTTTCAACTGATCGGCCTTTGACCAAGTGTTTTCAAGCTTGGAATTCGCTTCTTGAGCGTTCAGCAATTTTCCGGTTTTCTTGTCATAATTGAATGTTTGGATAATGCCATCAGCCTTCATGCTGCTAACAACATTATCTAGCTCTGAAATATAAGTGTATTCCACCGTTTTACCCGATGGCAATGTAACCATTGACGGTACTGGCGAGGCACCCTGATAGCTGTATGAAGTAGTGCGGCCACCGCTGACGCGTTTTGTCACCCTTCCGAGACTATCAAATGTTTGCGTCCCGAGCGCCCAGATTTTGGACGTGCCATTGGCATCGGGTCCTGTGACGCTGATGGAGGCGACATAATTATCCGTTAAGTGTGCTGCATATGTTCGGCTAACGATGGTGCCGTCAGCCAATATTTGAGTTAACACTCGACCATATTCATCATAGGTTCTTTTCGTAACCCTCTCGAGCTCATCTTTTTCCTCCCGCAGCTGGCCCAGTCCGTCCCAAATATAATCGCTGGAACTATATGCTTGTCCGGTGATGTTTTCTTGTAATATTTTTCTAGTTGGAAGTTGACTTTTTTCATCAAGGATTGTGGTTATGTTACCGCTGGTAAGCGCAGTGTTACCTGTGCCACCCTGGCAATACACCGTTTGTGTGAGCACAATAGGGTCAGTCTGTCGTAGTGTTTTTATACCATCAGAAAACACGACTTCTTTCTCGTATCCCCATCCACCATAGGTAATGTTTGCTGTCATGGAGTAATTGTTGGGATTACCTGCAGGTAGGTAGTCTGTTACCAAGCCTGTACTAATTTCACCTAAGGAATTGTACGCACATGAAAAAGTTTCGTACCACTTTGCAGTCTCTGCATCGAATCGTTGCTCACTAATAGCACGTCCAGCACCGTCAAAACCAGTCTTATTTTTATTTCCGAAAACATCTGTTTCGATTAAATAGGGACCTCCATTACCCACACCATACTCCCAGATAGTGGTGGTTTCATAGTCTGAACCCGGGCAGAGGGTACGATTTATAAGACGCCCCAGTTTATCATAGGCATAACTTATTTCTATTCCTTGGGCTGAAGTTTCAGATAGCACATTGCCTATCCACGGGTGACGAACAGTAGTTTTTTTTGCTGTTAGACCATCGTGTCCAATAAACTCACGATTTTCAGTGATTTTATTAGCCGTAATGTTGTAAGTGAATAGCTCTTTATTGGTAAACGTTTCTTTTTGATTAATATCGGGTGTCAACGTAACATCTTGACAATTAACTCGACCATATAGTGCCGGTGAAATCTTATCAGAATAATAGGTATTATTCATTAAGCTACGTTTATTACCCGTGGTTTGTTCGACTATTTTCTGCACTATGGCACATCCGTTACCTGTTAATGCTTCCAATTTCTGCCAGGTGTAACGAGTCATGCTTATTGCTTCATCCCCATTTTTTTTCGGTGGGGTGACAGTTTGTGTTTTTATATACCGGGTAAACCCATACGGGTCGGCCGGACACTCGTTGCCTTCGCCGGCGGCCGGATAATAGGTATATTCACTAATTGTCCCATCCGGCGCTTCTTGACGAACGGGATTTCCAAATTCATCAAATTGATAAAGCGTAACTGTACTGCGGGTGCGTTCTTTTTTTTCACACTCTTCGTCTTCGCACCAGGATTCTGTACGTTTTGTTGGTAATACATATTGAGCTGGTTGCTTGACAAATTCGACTCCCTTTTTCGCGTAATATTCGGTCTCACTGACGTGGGTTTTGCCATCTCTGACTGTTGTTTCAGACACCATAAGATGATATGAGTTGTAACGTCTGGTCACCTCGCTCAATGTTACTCCCTCTGCGTTTTTTAGCTCAGCAGTCGACCCATATTGATAATCAACAAGCAGTATATTTAGCATTGCGTCCTGGTCAGGTTGCCATTGATTCATCTGAGCATTGTTCCCTAAGTAATTTTTTTCTTTGGTGTAAGTCCATAGGGTGACCTGTTGAGGCTGTCCCGCGCCAGGGATAAGCCTGTGCTGATGCACACAGGGCAATGGAGGGAGATTGGCTATGGTCGGAAAAGCCATTCTATCTTCCGCCTGAGTGTAATAGCTGACTTTTTCTATCAGCCCAGTAGGTGAATGAACACCTGTAATAACCCTATAACTCCCTTGTGGGTCAATATCATCGTAGTCAAAAGACCAAGTCAATGTAGGGGTGACAGCCTCACTGGTAATGCTTATCAGCCTTTCATTATTAAACGCAAAAATGATGTTGTAGCTAAATTCTACGTTATCCTGTAAAAGTGTGAAACGTGTGATGGCAGAGGTATTATCGGGATAAGCCACAGAGCAAAGAATATGTCCGTTATCATCAGTGACCCGAGTTAGCCGAGCCGGAGAAAAATGTGAATCCCATGCCAAATTGAGTGAACGCCCATCAGTAGATGAAATCTTAGTGGGAACATAAATTTCACCGCTATGCAAAGTAAGGCATTCTGTGAGGCCGGATTTATAGATAATCTGACAGGTGTTATCATCTAACTTTTTAAAGATAAAGTTTTTTAATTGTTGTTGTTTTACTTGGTTATTGTTACCAATCCGGTATTCCTCACCATTAGAAAGCAATAACTGTCGGGTATTTTTATTATATTGGGAGAGATTAAGCCTAAACCCTATCCCGAAACCGTTATTGACAGTGGATAACGGTGAGTATGAGAGGGCGAGCCATAACCTGGGGCCCATTAATGCATTCGCCTGTGTATTTACCAGCGGGAGGTGAACGTTAAAAAGTCCAGTTCGCGGGTCAACGCCACCCTGAGCGGCGCTGATAAAATTACCCGCATTAGTATAGTATGAAGGTGTATTCATGATTATATTGTTTCCAAAATATTGTTAAATTAAGCGCTATCAATTGACAATCAGCTAAATTGGGTAATTAATATAGAAATAATTTTTACTAACCATTCTGTTATTTTTTAATAGTCAGCCAATCATACGATGCCAGGTATATCAAAATTATCACTGTCGTTAAATGCTAGTTGAAAAGTTCCTTCATTGCCATAAAAGTCAGTAACCTTAACTGTTGGGCTTTTAACGCAGTCCTTCCACTCTCGTTGAACAGCATCACTCTCGTGCATAGTAAATTTATACAATATAAGTGATGCAAAACCCTCCTCATAATCTCCTTCATGGTCCTCTTTAACAAAAGGACAAAAACGAAAATTATAATCATCCCTGTCTCTATGTGTAAAAATTTGTACTTTGAATAAAAAGTGTTATTCCGTCTTGATCATCAAATTGTCACAGTATGTGGTGAAATTACATCAGGTTGCCAACAATAACCAACATAAAGGTATCTATGAAAATCGAAATAAAACCAACCACTTCCTAATTGTTTATTATTTTCAGTTTCTGAAAAACTTGAAAAACTGTAGTTTTTTATAAATCTATTATTATTATACACAGTAGTTAAATTATAATTTCTTTGCCTAGTCGTTAAATAAACATACTTATCTTTTGACCACTTTTCCTCCCCCTCTACTAAAGTCAGTATAATTAAAATCTACATTTTTGGTACCATAGTAAATAGGTCTTAGTGTTTTAATTGCGACAGACATTTTCTCTGCACCAACAGGATTATCTGCGGTAGTAAAATGCTTGCCATTATTAGTATCAAGATTGACTGAAATCCGTTTTATTTTATTTGCATCATAGCTGTAAACATACATAATAATATTTATATTTTCGTTTTCTTTATAAAATATTAAATGTTTTTTTTATTTTAACTGACAGGGGTTCTATTTGAAAATTCTCAGTGGATAGAATTTCTTCGCTATAATCATTTATTACATCAGTGTAACACCAACCACTACTTCCTTTTTTAGTAAGTTTTTCTCCATTTTCAGAAAAGCATAAGCTTAGTATACTTAGCCACGTATCGTTAGAAAAGTTAAGAACTTTACCATCCTTATAGCTTTATGTTAATGGAGGTAGAGTTTTCTTTAAAACAAACTTCTAATCACCAACTTGTTCGATAAATATGATTTTCAATAGATAGCAGGAGAAATTTTTACTATACTATAATAATAACCACTCATGTTACACAGCAAAACTGCAAACCAAATTACGGTTGTAGAACAACTTATTGAGCTTTACAAGCTACGATTCATACTACATTACCAAACTTTTTGCGGACCGCACTAATACTTTTTTTTACATTTTTTGGGCGAATAAATTTTAACCTTAGGGTCCATGTCTAATCGCATAGCCAGCAGGGATAAGCAACCGTCAATAAATCCTTCAGCAATCTGTAATTTTGCCCGGATTAGCCGCTCATCCACTCGATGTCGGCGTGCGATAGCCCGCTTCGAATAACCCTTGACGTAATACGCGATAATCAAGTTTAGCTCTTCTGGCTAGCACACTTTTTGCAGTTGTAAAACGCAATTATCGATAATCAGCCCATCATCATCTGAGCACGAAGGGCGCAAGGATGAGCGTAAAGGGAGTAATCTCTTAAAACCTGCCGCTACCGGCGACCAGTCTATCGCGGTGTCGTTATCCCGGGCCCAGGTTTCCCATCGTGCTAACACTTGTTGAATGTCTCTGCGCATCATCATTCCTGCTACTCAATTTGCCAAATATTGATAATCAGTTTCCCACCCTTAACGATTTCTTTCCGCTCGATATGCAACACATCTATCTGCGCATCATCAATTATCAAACCACCATGACACAGGGCATCAATCGGCGCTTTCATTAGGTTATCTAAATCTCGCTTGCGACGGTCAGGCGGATATACCCTTATCTCGACCCCTAATCGTTGTGATAATTACTTATAAAGCTTTTAACGCATTATTTCAGCAACTACCAACTGACAATATAATTTACCTTTTACGGTGATGAAGTGTTTGTGTTTGGCGTGATACCAGTAGTGATTAATAGAAGGTGGGAAAGGAACGGTGATGTTATAAGTTTTCATTCATAGCTTAATCTCTCTCATCTCAACGCCTTTAGCGGTATAACCTGTTAAATGTTTACCTGCTATCCGTTGACGTTTCTTTGTCAAAAAATGGATATAATCTTCATAAACATAACGGTATTCCCCATAGACCAAAAGAGGTTTAAACGCTTTCATTGGTTATTTTGTATACTGCACAAATGTAGTTAAATTATTGTTTTTAATGCTTTCTTTTGTGCGCACCTCTTTGAGCGTTTTATCTTTACATCGGTAAATCCAAAAATCATTGAGCTTTCCGGTTATCTTTCTGGTACGTACTTTGATATAACCCAGTCGCTTCAAGAGTTGGCTAAATTCCGCGTCATTGCGGAGCGGATTAAGCTCCCGATATATCCTAGCGGTTCAGCTTGCCAGCCTTTAGCATGATAGATTTTCATCAATGCTCGATGATAATGTTTATTCAGAATGGTATATTTATCACCTTGTTCCGGATGACAGTAAAGCGTCCAATTATCGATAGCTTTTTTCCGTGCTTGTTGGTCAATCAACAATGCGCAGGTAGCTAAAGGGGAACCCTCTTTCCGTTCAGTGAATTACTGACTGACTTTGCAAATAATATTCAGTGCATAACTATCAATATCTTTGGGCTGCACAAATTTATAATAACCATTACTTTTCAATCTATTAGCTGTGCGCAACCCTGAATGGTAATCATAAGATTGCTTATCCTGACCTGTTAGTCTAATATCGCTATCTGCCTCATGAACAAAAATCCCAGAGTTAAGCCATACCAGACCATTGCCATTGTGTCTCAGTCCTAAATCCGTTAATGTGCAGGTACCGTTATTAATCGCTGCCCAGCAGGTACTAGAAATAACAACTTCTCTAATGGCTTGTGATTCTATCAATTGCATTTGTCAGCTTCTTTCTATCTGCTGAGATGGCGTCATTAGCGTTGCAAACATATCGATGCATTTACTCACTTCGGGTACTGCCTGAGTCGGCGATAGGCCTGATTGAATGGCCGCCTGAAATGCAGCTTGTTCTATCTTCTGCATACAAAGTAAAATACCCAGCTGTTGTTCGTTGGCTTTACTCCGTTCACCTAAACATAAACCGGCTAACCGATTCTCAATATTGGCCAGATTGATGTAATGGTGCTTCTCGGCACCTAAATCACGTAAAGCATCACGGGACTCATGGTAATAGGGTAAATACTCTCTTCGGATAGGTTCAGCCGCCCGTTTTTTAGCGAATGCTTTTGTCAGATCCAGTTTAAATTACGTTATTTTCTGGTAATCACGTCCACGGACAATACGACACATAAAATCAAACTGGTTTTCATTGAGTAGAACATACTGATGTTCATGGGCGCCCAGTTGAACAGTATTTAATCGCTCAGTTTGAAACGGAAGGATGCCAAACTCACGTAAGTTTTTTGAGTTCTTTCTGATTAATTCATAAAGATGTTTGTGTTTAATACTTAGCCGTTTAGCAAACAGCCGGCTATCTATCCTTGGCTCGGTTCTATGTTGAATTAAAATACTGGGGTCTTCACTTTGGGCGCAAAAAAGCCTCTCACGGCGGATTGCCATGCTTTGCATTTTCATATTGTTGCCTATTTAATTTGAGTGGGTTTTAACGGATGAAGGTAATGACAAGTGAGATTTTTAGTACCGAGAGTTTATAGCTAGGCGACATTATTTTGATTACAAAGAGATATGTTTTTATTCAATATAAATTTACTGATATAGAGTAATTACTTGTAATCATTTTAAAGTCGCTTAGCTATATCAGCAAACTTTTCTACAAGCGAACCGTTCCAGTCTTATTTTTATTTCATTCTGTCGATAGTGGTTAAATTCATTCTTATCACATTTCGATAACATTTTCAGGCAATCCTGCTTTGAGAGCATCTTGTCACTATAGCGCTGCCAATGCACAGGTGCACCGCTATTTTTAACAAGGGTTGCTTCGCGATAAGGTATTTCATTTGAGGTGTCCTGCTGGTTTGATGAGGGTATTTAAGTAATAAAAATCAATCTTTTGATACGTTGTTGTTCATCCAAATTTAGTTATAGTCACTGTTGGGCATATTGGCGATGTTAATTTGTAAGGGCTTGTATTTTCTTCTGCCTAAAATTGATGGGTTTGTTTATCCAGATACAATGAGATTTTTCCTTCCCATCCTTCCCCGTTTCTCTGCTTTTCTAAACACAATATGGATGCAGGCTCTTTTAAATATTTCTGATCTTTTTCAGTCAATATTTGACTAGCCTCTCGCTTCTGTAATGCCCTTTTTCTGCGCTTATTACGCCAGATGATAAAGGTTATCGGCAAGGTCAGTGATTGAACCTGAACCTTTTACGTCCATTTTCCCTGCGGGTTTTTCTTCACTTTCCGATTTACGACTGTGTATTACTAAAATAACATGGCTTGAGGTTTTGTTTTTAAAATCACACAATGCATCCATGAAGGCTTTTTGTCCGTTGCAATCATCATCGGCAAGTCCGCATTTCATGAGACTATCAATGATAAACAGATTGATACCATATCGGCGGTTTGCATATTTAAATATTTCCAGTAATCGTGATGATTTCGCTGTCCCTGTTAAGCCAAATAACCAGAGTCTATCGTCATAAAACTTAAAAGCCGATTCAATTTCTAATTGTGAGGGTAATTTAGTGCATGTTGACTGACGGGTTAGGTGCTTTAGAAACGTTGCAGGTTTTAACTCAAACGAAGCAACACAAGCTCTCATTTCCGACACATCGCTTCACACAGAATATGCCCTAAAATTTCACTCTTACCGTGTCCATTGACCCCATTGAGTAGCGTTAACTCAGATTCACGATAACTGAAATGGCGATTTAATGACTCCCATGGTGTCTTGAACAAATATTCCTCTCTACCGTAAAATGCATCAAGCGTACTCTGATAAAAATCTCTTGCTGTACAGAGTTCTTCAGGGTCAAAATAAGAGGCTGTTTCAAGGTAGTGTACAATTTCCTGCTGTGTCATGCCAGCCTGTAAACATTCGTTAATGTCCTTGTGGGGCAATTTGACCAAACGACACCGATATTCCCCTAATCGACGAGCAATTTCTAACGCTGCTTGTTGTCCCACTTCGTTATTGTCCATCGACAACCAGATTTCAGTAAAGCGATCAAGGTTATGAAATTCATACTCAATCCACTGTTGCTTGGCACCACAGTCCCCACCAAAGGGAACCGATAACACACTTAACCCGTACTGATGATAACTCATGCAATCAATTTCACCCTCGCACAATATGACTGCACGAATCGCTTGAGGTAGAGCTTGCCAGCCAAACAGGCGAGGCTCACAATCTGCTTCAACTGAAAATAACCTTCTTCCCACTAGGTCTTACTGTGCTAATGCGCTTAACCTGTATTAGCTCGCCTTCTCGCTTGTAAGGGAACGCTATAGCGGGTAATTTCCTGTTATCTTCAGATGACCAGACAATCGCATCACTGACTTGGAATTCTTCTGCCGTTTTGCGGTCTATGCCTCGTGCTTGAAGATATTCGTAACAGTTATGCGGTTTACTAACGTTTTTTTTCAGTGATGCTGTTTGTGGGCGTTTAAACTGTTTTTTCCGTTTTGCTTCAAATGCACCGTATTCATCTGCTATCCCTAGAAACTGTTTTGCCTCTACCATCGCCTGATGCAAACTACAGTCCCTGTCCTGAACCCACAAATCCAGTAAATCACCCCCTGTTCCCTAAGCAAAATCTGACCAAACTTTTTTGCAAGAGAGATTAATTTTTAAACTTTTCCCCGACTCCCCATGCACAGAGCCTGCTACCCACTCATGACTCTCTTTTTTGCCTTCAGGTAAGAGATATTTAGCCACTCTGACAACATCAAGCCATAAGCGCTCAGATAATTCCGTAATGGTTATCATGCTTCCCTCAGATTAAATTTGTTAAAACCGTATTGAACAATGCCAGCACTCAGCCAGCCGTAGTTGTACCCACGGATGAGTATTGATTTAATAATTGATTTCATGATGATTTTTTAGAAAAATACCAGTCCGTTACTAACCGTAAACGTTGATGTGGTCGTTGTTTGGGGTTTGGTTGAATGTGATTGTATTACCGGTTTATCATCCAGCCAGCGTTTACCATTGAGGTAAGTGGTAGGATGTAACTTTTCAAAACCAAATTGATTAGCCTGTAATCTAACACGGATATCAGCTACGAGAAATTCTGCAAACTGTTCCGGTGTCTCACCTATTTCTTTCCGCCACAACTTGAATTGAGTTCTAAATGCTGATTTGGCTGATTGCTTACCCACCTTACGCTGAACCTGTGGCCAGAATATGCCTTCAAACACTACATCAATCGGATTTGGATTGGGTTTTATCATTCCAAACTCTGTTTTTTCAACCTCAGATCGAACGGGTTTGATCAATATGTTTTTATTCTTTGTAGTAATCTATGTAGTAGTCTCTGTATACGTCTTACGTTTCAACGTAGGAGGTGTTACATAAACTGACTCTGATTCAAGTTGATTATCAGTGAATTGTCTAGAGTTGGTTATTTCATCAATACGCGCAGGAACAGATTCAATAAACAAAACATTGCTACAAGCCCCTGTTGAAGTATTAATTGTACGGAGTTCTAGTGTAATAATACCATGCGATTTCAATCGTTTTAAAGCATCAGTCACTTCTCGTTTTGTAAATCCGAATTGATCAGCAAAAGATTGATAGCTACGCTGTAATTTGTCACTCTGAAAACGCTTGCGCCATCCTTTCAGTTCACCCGTAGACTCATCTCTGATTTCAGATGGACGATACCAGTAAATAATTTCAGACAACAAAATAATAGCCGTGCTATCAGGCTTTCCACTTGGCCTTTTAATGTGATCACCAGTTAGCAGGGATAATATTACCAGACAAATTTAAACGACCAATTTGGTTAACTGTCTCGGTTGGAGTGAGATGTTTCATTGATTACCTCGAATTGATTCTTGACGATGTTTAAGCCTTAATTTTGCATCTTCAAATGCGGCTTTTAGCTTCTTGGCGGCTAACTCCGTGAAAGAGCGATTGCCCCTCTCTCGAATAATGTTTTTATGGATATTTGACTGGCAAAAACATGGATTTTTGTGCATAATGACTTCGCTGAAATTGAAAGAAAAAAGGGAAATTTGTGGTTTCCCTTCGGTTAAACTTCCTGAAATATTAATCAAAAGCAAAGCTCTATCTGACATTTAGAGGCTTCATCGTTTTTTAACTTTGAAGCTTCTTTTTTTTAGCAATCTTAAATGTTCTAGCATGTCAATCAGCTTGCGTATTTCTTCGCCTGAGATATTCGTAATGACAACATCCTGTGATGGTGAGTCGTAGCTAATAGCATCAAGTAGTTTTGCCATCTTCACAACCAATCCGTTTTCTGCCTGCCAACGTGTTACTTGTGATTCGTGAACGCCAATAGTTTTGACTACTTCCCTACCAGAAGTTAATAAAATTCCTTTCCTAATCCTGGCTTCGATTTGTTTCGCATTTGATTTGCGTATAATTGTTGTTTCCATGATGGATAATCCTTAAGTAATAAAATTCCCGAACTCGATATTCCTATGAGGTTGTAGTGGCTCTAACGCATATTCAGAGCGAGTCAAAATGTTAAAGAACGGTGTTACTTAGATGGTATTTTGCTTATCAGCAGGGATGCCATCTATTGGGTTTAGGTAAAGATCAGGGCGTAACTCGTGGGGTGTGACCTCCCATTCTAGAGCTTTAGCCATAGAAAAAACGCATTCAGCTGGGACATGATTTTTAAACCAAACACTAATTGTTTGTGGACGTTTACCAAATTTACGTCCCAATTCAGACTGTGTTGTAATAGCAAATATTTTATTTTGTAGATCTATGTCCATAAGATCTCCTCCAATTCGAGCTTATAAATATTACAAATTAAATTTCAAATTATATTTGCAATGCTAATAACAAAAAAATTTTGTATGCTTTAACAGTTACAACTATTTAATGGATAAAAGTATGAGTTTTCCTAAAAGACTTCAGCAAGCATTAGATGAACTAGGCTGGAATCAATCAGAATTAGCTCGCGGAATGGGAGTGAAGCCTCAATCAGTTCAAGGGTGGTTAAAAAATGTAATACCTAGGATGGATAAACTTAAGAAATTATCTGAAGTAACAGGGAAACTTTTAGATTGGTTTTTCTCTCCTCAATTACAGAATCAAGAAAAAAGTTATGAAACTTTTCATAAAGAGAAGAATACACTTACAGAAAAACAAAAGCTAATACTTGAACTATTTGAAGCTCTTCCTGAAAGTGATGTAAATCTCATTCTAAAAAAGTTGGAAATTTAAAAAGCCTTTTATGAAAAGAAAATAGCTGAACTTTTAAATCAAAAGAAAAATATAGTCTAATTTTTCCATTTCTTTCCCCGATTCTCTGTAAAAATATCAAATTTTACCAACCAAAATTAAAAATTAAATTTTAATTATTATTGATAATTTCAATTTGTAGATTATATCCATCAACTCACTGCAACAGGCAAAACGCCAAGACAAGACTTCGAGTTATCTTAAGCCGAGCCAAACGTTGCTAAGTAGCCAGCCCGAGGCGTATGAACATGAAGGCAAGTGAAGTCAGCAAGTAACTAAGTCATTTCGCTCTTTAACATATTGGAATCAAGCTCTGAATAAGCGTTAGAGCAACACCACCCAGTGAGTTTTTGGGTATGTAAATATAGAAAACAGTCAAATCTCGTTTCTACACCAGGGAATAAACTGACTGTGAGTATAAATCCGAACTATTCGGCACACACTACTAAAACTTATTTCGGAGGTAACAACATGGCAACCATTATTTTTAAACCTAAAAAAGACAATGCTAAATCTCGTCGCCTGGCGAAACAAATGGCATTTTGGGATAGAAAACGCGCTGAATACGAAGCGAAACCTATACCCCGTTCTACAGAGCAAATCCTTGATTCCATATTCAACAAGCAAGATGACACCGTTAATACTATCGCATCAATCATTTTCAATCTAAAAGACAAAAAGCCACAGCCTTCATTTGATAATTGTTGCTTACCGAATACGTATCTCTATTCTGTAAGAAAATGCTCGAAAACACACAAATCAAATAACATAGAAACGAAATGATTTGATAGTGCTTACAACGATCTTACCTACACTTAATTCCATAAGTTGTAGATAACAGTTATCCCTCCCGATGGGTTGGGCAGGTAATCTCTCCCAATTTCAGGGAGGCCAAGTTGTTAAAGAGCGGTTGTACTAAAAAATAGCAATTATTTTTTATTCACTGTCAAGATGAGGGAATAACCTTAGTAAATCTGGTCTAAAACGATAAGCTGGCACTTTACCTTGAGTCGCTTCAACTAAATCAGGTACGCATTTTGAGGATACTGGTTTTTTACCATTTAACCAATCGGAAACAGTTGATTGCGCTAAGCCACATTTTTTTGCTAATGCTTTTTGACTTCCGGTTATTTTTATAGCGTTTTCTATTCCATAATTCTTCATTAATCTCATCTCCTATAAATTAGAGTGATTATTAGAATGCATAAACGAATATTAAATCGTATTTGCTATCTTGAATATATATCGTTTATACGATATTATTTTAGGGACTATTTAATCAGGTTATTCATGTGAATTTTTCAAAAAGACTAAAATAAGCAATGCAAGAAAAAAGCTTTACTCAAGGATCTTTAGCTAAAGCGGTAGGAATGGCTCAATCAAGCGTGTGGAGACTGACTAGCGGCGACCGCATCAGGAACAAAAATTAATAAAAATAGCGAAAGTTTTAGGTGTCAACCCCCTGAATGGCTTTCAGATGATATTGGAACAATGAAAGCTCATGAAATAAAACCTAATAATCAATTAATTATTGATTCTATATTGGATTATACGGACAAGACTCAGGAATATGACAAGGATAATATTGTTAAATTAAGATTATATAACTAACCGCATTGAGTGGGTGTTTTTCCCCTAGCGTTAAGGGTGAAAAGGACACTTATTCTATATTTTTAATACCTAAAAATATAATTCAAGAAACCAATAGCTCCATTAAAGATTCAATATCAATAATTGCGCCTGATGACAGCATGTCACCGATTATTCAGGAAAACTCAACCGTTGCGCTCGATACAAGTACAAAAGATATTAAAAATGGTAAGATTTATTTGGTATCTTATGGCGGGGTGTTTATGGTACGCGCACTTTACAGTTTGCCTAAAAATGAAATTAAGTTAAAAAATTATAAATCTGATGATTACCCAGAATTTATCGTTTCTGCCTCAGAACTGCTAATAGTAGGCAAAGTCTACTATGTAGCAGGTAAAATAGAGTAAACATAACCAGCCCACTTGGATACTGGGCTTCAACTCGCTTTATATTCCAAATCTACTTTGCATTTCAAAATCAATAACAATCATTTTTTTAAATAAAAGACATATATTATCATTTAACGTTTAAAAATTTATTATCTATTTTAATCGTTTTTACGATTGACAATTGAAATAGAAAAACCTATCATTACTTCATCAACTCACCGCAACAGTAAAAGGCCAGACAATACTGCGAGTTATCTGAACCTTTGCCAAACGTTGCTAAGTAGCCAGCCGAAGGCATATGAACATGAAGGCAAGTGACGACAATTAAGCAGTCCCGCTCTTTAAGACTATCTCGCTGAAAAAGCAAACCGCGACAACAGTCGGTTTTGGGTGTGTGAATACATCAATCAACATTGACTTTCGTTTCTATACCGGGGAAATAGCAACGTTGATACCTCACTGAATACATTCAGCACATACCACCAAAATCCATTGTTAGGAGGTAGGTATGTGTAACTTTCGCGGTTATAATAATGCGCGCAGTCGAAGAAATGAACGCGGAAGAACCAAACAAGAGGCCTATAACAGAAACAAAACCCTTAATATGGCTTTAAAAGCCGCATTAAATCCAACCAAGCAATCGAATCAACAAATAATATCAAAACCTAAGCAGGGGCCCCCTAGTTTCACTCAAAAGGAACGTGATGCGCCGCGTAGAGCTAGCGCTATTATTCAGCAGAACTAAAATTTATGACGCCTTTAATAATTGTTGTCTTCCAAAGGTGGCTTTGTATTCAGTAAAAAATCAATGTCGTCATCATCTTTTTGGGTCAAGGGAAATTACCGCAAAAGTATAATTTATTTTTGTTCTCATAATCTTAGCGGATTTTCAATGCGTCATTGCCCATAGAATAACCCCTAATTTTTCTAACTAAAGGAATAAAAGGATGAAACTCAACAATCCACACATTGTAACGGCAAAGCACCCAAATATGGGCAACCCTAGTTAGTGTCACTAACGGGAGTCATAAATTTTGTGATTCACACTATCTCAGCAGTATTGATATACGTAATGACGACGACAGGGAAACAAGAACATTTAAAACAATAATTCACTATTTAACAGCAGAAAATACCTACCTCAAAAAAGAAAATCGCAGACTCCTGAAGATAAATCGTGAGATTGGCGGATTGTGCAGGATCTGAACCTACAGCCGAAGAAGTAAATCCGATGAGATACGATTAAGCTAACAACTTCTCTTATTTAATACAAGCATAGATCAAAATTTATCATCGTTTTTAGTAGCGAGGAATTCTTACATGAAAGATTTAATTAATATTGAAACAAAAAACATTAACAGTGAATTAATCCAAACGATTAATGCCCGTGATTTACATGCGTTTTTAGAAATTACTACGCGTTTTAATGATTGGATAAATAGGCGCATAACAGAATATGATTTTGAAGAGAACATTGACTATATTATTGTTGAAAATTTGCACTACTCAAATTTGAGTAGTGCAAAATCTCGCCAACGGCCTATGAAAGATTATTGCATCAGCATCAATATGGCCAAAGAGCTATAGCTAAGCGACATTATTTTGATTACAAAAAATATGTTTTTATCCAATATTAATTTACTGATGTAGAGTAATTAATTGTACATTTCTTTCGATATGTCGAAAGAGCTATCAATGGTTGAACGTAACGAAAAAGGGAAACAGGCAAGGCAGTACTTCATTGAATGTGAAAGACGAATTTTACAACCTCAAACATTACTACCAACAAAAAAAAGAACTTGCTATCATGGTCATTCGTGCCGAGGAAGAGAATGAAAAGTTATTACTGGAAAATAAAACCCTATCAACGGAAGTGGATTGTCTTAAAAATCTCTTCAAAGAAGGTATGGGGACCCCTACCCAATTTAGCAAAATGCTTAATGGCGTTAATAGTCAGCAGATAAATCATTTTCTGGCAGAGCGGAAGTGGCTCTACAACGAAAGTAAATCAGGCATGCGCTGGCGTGTTGCTTCTTATGCGCGGGATAAATATTTAACCGAAAAAAAAGCGAAATAAGCCCTCATGGTGCTTACAGATTCATCAGTTATCAACCTGTCTTGCTCAAAAAGGGTGTTCAACGTCTCTATGATTTGTATATGGATTACAAGCTGCCCATGAAATTAACCTGGAATGGAACACATACTTATGACAAATCCATTAATGGTATTCACTTGAAACATTAATTACTTTTTTCTGTTAACACATTAATTAATAAAGAGCTAAAAACATGAACCAGCTTAAACAGCAGGAGCTTCGCTATCGTTTAAATAGCGACAGTTTCGCTAAAAAAGATGCCATAAAAATTATCCCCACCTTGCTCATCATCGCGTTGGCAAGCCTCGTTTTACTCTTAGCAAAATAGGAGGTTAAATGAACCCTTACGCCATGCAAGATGACTGGTACGAACAACAGCAAGAAATTGCTTATTAGGAAGACAGGCTAGATGACGAAATCATCGAGCTTGTCCAGCCTATCTATGATTGCCTGCCTTCCTACGTCATGCGAAAACTCAATCATGAGGATTTTGACGATATCTGGCAGGCACTGTTTAACCATTTCAAAAGTGAGAACATACATCGATACAAAGCAATTCGAGTGCCAAAGAAGAAATATCTATGAGCGAAATACAACATACCGAAAAAGAAAAAAGTTTTTAACAGCAAGTTTGGGAAACCCTTTCTATGATTAATGTTAACGAAAAGGTAGAAAAGCAAAACGGCCTTTCCTATCTTTCATGGGCTTGGGCGTGGGGTGTATTGATGGCTCACTATCCCGAATCCTATTATTATACCATTGATACGGTTAGCTATAACAATAATGGCAGTGCCATGGTATCATTAACGCTCACCGTCAAAAAGGGAAATAATGATTTTTCCCGCAAAATGCGGTTACTGGTTATGGATTACAAGAATCAGGCCATTTCTAACCCTAATGCGGTTGATATCAATAAAACGCTGATGCGCTGTCTAACTAAAGCCATTTCCATGTTTGGATTGGGTTTTTACATTTATGCCGGTGAAGACTTACCCGAACAGGAAAAAATAATCATTCAAAAAGAAGTAACCCAACAAAAAGAGCGTTACGACCAATTAATTCGTGATTTAAAAACCGCCGCAAAAAACGGTGTTGAATCGATGAAAATGCATTGGCAACAATTAATACCCGAAGAAACCGATATCATTGGCGAAGAAAATAAAATGACTATTTACCGCAATATTGCAATGAAAAACGAGGCTAATCATGAAGCAGAAAACGGACGCGTGGTTTCAGGCAAGACTGGGGAAAGTCACCACCAGCAATTTACACAAGGTGTTATGCAAAAGCAAGCGAACAACCCAACGAAACTACCTCATGCAGTTAGTCTGTGAAACCTTTACTGGACGACGAGAAGACATGAAAACCAATCAGGCCATTGAACGAGGTGTCGCTCTTGAGCCTCAAGCCAGAGCGCGATATTGCCTCAATGAATTTGATGTTACTGTCACTGAAGTGGGCTTTATTCCCCACCCAAAACTATAACGCTCTTTGGCGCCAGTCCTGATGGGCTAGTGAATGATGACGGGCTTATCGAAATAAAATGCCCCAACACCACCACTCATCTCGAAACCCTCATCACCGGAAAACCCAAATACGAATACCTGTTACAAATGCAGGGGCAAATGATGTGCACAGGGAGAAACTGGTGCGATTTTGTCAGCTATGATGATAGATTTCCGCCTAACCTTGCCTACTATAAAATCCGAATTATCAAGGATGATAAATTAGTCAACGAGATTGAACAGGCTGTTAAAACCTTTATCGAAAAACTGAAATCAGAGATCAACAACATTCATCACTATATGGAGGCGCCATGGCAAACCAGAACCAGGGTCACTTTACCGGACGCATCGGAAACCTAGAAATCCGCTATACCCAAGATAACCTTCCCATCACCGCATTCTCTCTCGCTATTCGTAAATCAAGGAAAGATAACAACGGTAAATGGATTGATGACACAACATGGATTAATTGTAAAGCATTTAAGCAAATAGCGGAATATATCAATAATCATGCACAAAAAGGCGCTTTCGTTCGTATTACGGCAACTTATCAGGAAAACAAATGGACAGATAAATCCGGTCAGCAAAGGATATCACCTGAATTTCTGGTCAATGACATTGAAATATTGGGAAACTGGAAAGCAAAAAAACAACAGGAAAGCCAAGGTAAACTGAATATGCTAACAACAAGCCAGCTAAACAGTAACGCTATTCATCAAGCTGATTTTGAAGACCAAGACATCCCCTTTTAAACAGAGGAGCACCAACCATGAGGATATTAATACCGTCCATGTACACTAATTATACCGGAGGTTAAGTTATGAAACTTAATATCATCAAACTATTAATCACGACATTATTTTTTATCAGTGCAGCGTTCGCCTTTGAAATGGTAGTGGGACATCGCGCTCATGCTGATACCGTCGTAGACCCGCAAATTAGATTTAAGCGTGGCGAATTAGGAAGCATTCATTTAGGCGGGCAAGAGCTACTGGCTATCGCTGTCATGATAGTGCCAGCACTCTTAATTTATATAGGAATATTCATCGATACCCTAATAGTTACCAAGCAAGAAATCATTACCCACCTAATCTATTCCACTTAATCAACATCAATACTCATTCATCAATTAACTTTGAGAAATTATTATATGCAAAATTTAATTAACATCGAAACAAGGAATATCAATGGTGAATTAATCCAAACGGCTAATACTCTTGATTTACATACGTTTTTAAAGATAAAAAACCATTTCAAAGATTGGATAAAAGACCGCATTGAAAAGTATGGATTCATTGAAAATGAGGACTTTGCAACTTTTGCGGAAAAAACCGCAAAAGGTAGACCGTCTATAGAATACGCAATCTCCATCAATATGGCCAAAGAGTTATCCATGGTTGAGCGCAATGAAAAAAGTAAACAGGCCAGACAGTATTTTATTGAATGCGAAAGAAAAGCATTAGAAGCTGTCAATCCGGTTGAGATACTAAATAATCCATCAGCGATGCGAGGATTGCTACTCAATTACACAGAAAAGTCATTGCGCTTGAACATAAAGCCGATGAGATGAAACCGCAAGTCGAAGCACTTAAACGAATTAGCTACTCAGAAGGCTCGCCTTTGTATTACTGATGCGGCTAAATCACTCCAAATGAAACCGAAAGCCCTTTTTTCATGTTTACAAGGACATGACTGGATTTATCGGCGTATTGGCGGAAAAAGCTGGGTAGGCTATCATGATAAAATCAAGCAGGATTTAATTGAGCATAAAGTGACTGTCGTTGCCAGAAATGATGGTTCAAAAAAACTAACGGAACAAGTAAGAATTACGCCTAAAGGACTCAGCAAATTATCCATTCTTGTAATGCAACATGCTAAGTAAAAAAGACCAGCGCAAGGCTGGCCAACACCAGGGAAAATTACGTTGTGGTTACCAACACACAACAGCAATAATGCTACCAAAAATAATTAAAAAAGTAATCGCTTTCTGATCAACATTCACATTCAACGAATCTCATACTGCTGACCTAACCAAGAACGAATGCAACCATTCGTGCTTTGTCATTGTTTTATGTGGGGCAACCAAGTACCTGAGAGTGTGTGTTTTTCAAAAAGCTAAAAAATTTATATCTCTATTAAGATTTAAGGATTTTTAAAATGAATACGAATGACGAGATTCTTTTAACTCATCATGTGGCAGCCCTTTTAAAATGTTCAGTCAGGAAAGTCAGGCGATTAATTAAAGAGGGTGAGTTACCCGCCCGTAGAAGGGGAAAAAGAAACGAAGGATCTTATGAAATACTAAATTCTTCCTGTATTGCATATATGCATCAGTTACATCAGAATGTCAGTGTGAAAGCTTATTGTCGTGATAAATCAAAACAGAGGCTTAAAACATTTCAATCAAATTACGATATATATAATGTCTGGCACTGTGATTTCGTTTCGCCAAGCGGTAAACGAATTAGACAGAGTCTTGGCACAGCCAATAAAAAATTAGCACAAGAGCTACACGATAAACTCAAATCGGATATTTGGAAAGTTGAACGTCTCAGTGAAGAGCCAGAGTATCTCTTCGAAGAAGCGTGTTTGCGCTGGCTAAAGGAAAAGCAACACAAGCGAAAATAGATAAAGATAAAGGAAAAATTAAATTTTGGCAGCAGTATTTTTCAGGTCGAAAGATTAGTGAAATCACGAATAATGAATGTCAGGATATTGTTTCAAGGATGAAAAATAGAAGAGGTAAAGTGGGTTTCTCATCGCAATCATCAAGGTATGCTCAATTGGGCTTTTATTCGTGCTTTACTAAAAATAGCCTCAAATGAGTGGGGATCGTTAAAAAATGCACCACCCCCTAGACAATCAAGGATTAAGTGGCTCACAAAAGAACAAGCGCATGCCTTAATTGATAATGCCGTTGATTATCTCAAGCCAGTAATAACATTTGCTTTGGCTACGGGTTTACGAAGATCCAACATTCTAGAATTAGAATGGTCACAGGTTGATTTGGCTCGTAAAGTTGCTTGGATTAATCCTGACCAGTCAAAAAATTTTAGAGCAATTAGCGTTTCGCTCAATGACACAGCCTGTCAGATTATCCATGATCAAATGGGTAGACATAGCCAGTATGTTTTTGTCAGAGAGAAAAAATTAAAGGGTATTACTGATATGATACCAATGAGAACGGATACTAACAAGGCATTTAAATCTGCCATGCGTAAAGCCGGAATCGAGGGATTTCGATTCCACGATCTGAGGCATACTTGGGCAAGTTGGTTAATTCAGTCGGGTGTGCCTCTATCGGCATTGCAAGAAATGGGGGGATGGGAGAGGTTAAACGGTATGCTCATTTATCCCCTTCACACTTGCAAAAGCACGGTAAAAATATCGATGGGATACTCGGGTTTCATGTCACAAATATGGCACGCAAGAAAGTTGTATAAGATGAAATTAACTGTAACTCCTTGTTTTAATTGGTGGGTCGTACAGGATTCGAACCTGTGA